TTTTACAATAAACTTGATGTTTTAATCATTAAGTGTGATGCTTCTAGATTTAAGAGTGGTGAATTATATGCCATACATAAAATAGGTCGATTTATAGATGAGGCACACGATCTTCAAACTAAGTTTAATGATCATGATGAGAGTAATGTTCAATATTCAAACTGTTCATGCGTTTTCGATCAAAACAGAATATTTCAAGGAGCACCGTTTTTCAATGCTACTGTTACTATTAATGTTTCTGATAAGGATTATGCTGAATATTTAGTTGGATGGGAAAATAACTCTACTGTAAAATTGAATGTTAATAAAGACGATTATCTGAAAAATCGACGTTTTAAAGTGCCTGTATGTAATGGTGTTGCTGGATGCGCAAAAACATCTACAATACGTAAAATGGGCATATGTCGTAATTGCACAATTATTATATCACCATTTAATACACACAAATATGCATTTACATTTGAAGTTGCACTTAAGTTTTTGTTAAGTAAATCTTCTAGAACCATCAGAAATGTTTTTGTTGATGAAATTTATGTGTACGATGCAAGATATATGTTGTTGTTAAAAAATATATTGGAAGCACATCATCCAGGTTACATTCTAACAGCAGGTGGTGATCACAAACAAACTAGATCACCGGATTTTAGTGGTCGTGATGTCGAAATCTTGCCAGATGACATAAATGGTAGGATTCCATATCATACTATAACGAATAGATCACCTCAAGATGTAATCAATTATTGTAGAGAGTATGTTGGTGATAGTTATAAAACAACTAGTAAAGTTGTCGATTCTATCAAATTTTTGGATTCAGAGATTAATGATATACCTACAAATTATATTGATTACATGTTTTTACACCGAGCTGATTGCGATTATTATAAAGACAGTTTAGTTAGTAAGAAACTTTATACAGTTAAAACTGCGCAAGGTAACACTTTTGACAGAGCTGTTTTAGTATTACCAACTGGTATAACTCTGGCTTATAATCACGCATACTTGTATACTGCTCTGACACGACATACCACAGAACTTGTAGTTTATGGTACAAAACAACAGATTGAAAGAATATTTACTATCATGGGCACTGCAGTTGAACGTGCTTTAGAAGTTATGAATATTGTACCAATAAATATACCTGTTGTTGAAGTTGAGAAAGAGTATGTTGAACCACATCAAGAACCTGTTGTCGACAATATGCATGTACTCAAAGAAGATGTTGAACAAATATTGTGCAATGTCTTTAAACCTATTAACGACCCATATGGACCGAATATAGATAGCAGATTAAATATCATACATGATTTGAAAGATGGTAAACCTTCTAATTTTTCAACCAAGCTGGAAGCTATTGTTGATAACTATATATCTATACGTGGTAAACGCATAGGCAATAGGTTTTTCAACAAAATTTACCATCCTAAAGATCATGCTACTGCTATTAGAGGCATGCTTGCAAGATATGCTGAAAATGATGTTGCTTTGGATAAGACATACATTGGTAAGTTGCATGATGCTTACATGTCATTGGTAGACAAAGACAAATTAGACAGAGTTCTGTCTGTTGGCTTCACTGTTGATGATATGTGGTATTACACAACTGAATATTTACGAAAATTGCAAACTAAATTTCCTAATAAAGATGAGGAAATATATTCATTATTATCTTATGATGATGTTAGTTTATTGCGTGAGGTAATGATGACTGATGGTAAAATTGCAACAACTGATAAATTAAAGAAAATGTTAATAGATCACGACATTGATGAACAACAAATTGATAACTTTATTAAAAGATTATGGTCCATGTTAACTGACCCTGAATCTTATTTAAAGTATAAAGATATTGAAGCAGAGTGGGATGATTCTCATCACACATTTGTTCAATTTCATATGAAGAAACAACCTAAAGAAGTAAGAACTGATGGTTATGATGGTATATTTAAGGCAGGGCAGGGCGTATCTGCGTGGTCAAAAATGTATAATATTATGATATCAGGTATGATAAGATACTTTAGTGATATAATGAATAGCATTGACTTGGATTATGTGCAAAATTCTTATAATGAATCTGACAGAGATTTGTCTGTCAAATTTAAGAAGTGTGCTGGTCACACTATTAAGAATAATAACATCAAGAAATTGGTTAATGATTTTAAACAATTTGATAGTGCACAAGATGAAACATCCATATTGGCGTTTGCAAGTTTTCTCAGGATGCTTAAAATGCCTGAAAAATGCGTTAAATTATACACTAAATTGAGGTTGAAATGGGTTATGGCTCTAAGAGGTAATAATCTACAACAAGATACTATCACTTTATTACGTGGTGTTTTTAAGAAACACAGTGGTGAGCCAGCTACTTTAGATGGTAACACCTGGTTTAATCGTGCAGTGACATGCATGTGTATAACTTGGAAAAATCCATATATTGCTGGTTTTAAAGGTGATGACAGTATCATAATTGCAGATGAAATTACTGTAGAACGGCATGGTAAAGATAGTTTGTGGAAACATTTGGG